CTGTAGTACCACCACTAAATGTTGTTACACCACTAGCAGATCCATTGATCGTTTGATTTGGAAACGTACCCGTGATGGTAATGTTTGTTCCTGCCACTAATGATGGTGTTGCTGTTCCTGTACCACCGTTGGCTAATGCTACTATGCCTGTTACATTAGACGCAGTACCTGTGGTATTCTGGTTAAATGTAGGCCATGTAAATGTACCTGTACTAAAGTTCCCACTGGTGGGTGTGCCTAGTAGTGGTGTCACTAAGGTTGGGCTTGTGCTTAATACTACACTACCACTACCTGTACTTGTTGTTACTCCAGTACCTCCATTGGCTACATTCAATGTTCCTGCTAATACAATAGCGCCTGTACTTGCTGTACTCGGGGTAAATCCTGTTGTGCCCGCGCTAAATGACGTTACACCTCCGGGAGTACCATTTGCCGCTAAAGTAATCTGCCCTTGGGCATTTACTGTAATATTTGCATTAGTATATGCACCCGCTGTAACCGCTGTGTTACTAATTGCAACAGTCGCCGCTGTGCCACCACTGTAGCTTGTTCCTGAGAGTCCTGTACCAATGGTCAATGTAGCTAAGTTACTACCTAATGAGACGCCTGATATTGTACTATTCGCTAACTGTGCGTTTGTTACTGTACCACTTAATGCTGTAGTTGGTATCGTAGTCGAGGCAGTTAAATTACTTGCCCCGTTTGCGTATGTATATCCTGTTAGTCCTGTAACTGCTAAGTTAGTAGTAGTTAGGTTAGTAAATGACTCTGATGATGATCCCGGAATCTTTTGCCACACACTATTATTAAATATTGCCCAGTCGCCTACATTCCAACCACTGAAGCCATTAAGTGTTGTGTTTCCCGCTACGGATACCACATAGTAAAATCCTGCAGTACCTACACTACTTGTTAGTGTTGGGGTATTTGTAGATGCATTCCATGTACCTTGATAGGACGGAGCGTTGGTAGCCTGTGTTGTGACATTGGTAATCTGCCCTTGAGCGTTGACAGTAATTACTGGAATAACGCTCGCTGACCCGTAAGTGCCTGTTGTTACACCACTATTTGCAATGGCTACTGTTGTTGCTGTTCCACCATTGTAGCTCGTGCCTGATAGGCCTGTACCAATGGTTAATGCTACTAAGTTACTACCTAACGAGATGCCAGAGATGGTACTGTTAGTCAATTGACTATTTGCTATAGACCCTAAAGTACCACCTAATGTGAGACTTCCTGTGGATGTTACAGTTCCTGTTAATGTAATACCATTGACTGTACCTGTACCAGAGACGCTTGTTACAGTACCCTGTGGATTAGCCGCTGTTGTAACCGCTGTCACCCTACCGTATGTATCAACCGTAACTACCGGAATTAATGTTGCTGACCCGGTAGTTCCTGCAGTCACAATTCCACTGGTAAGGTCGACTGTAGGTACTGCACTTGTACCAGCGATTGATAGTGTGGTCGAGGTTAGTGATGTCACTGTACCTACTGAAACTGATCCACCTAAACTAATTGCCGATCCATTGATAGTGATTGCACTATTTGCCAGTCCGCTATTAGGAATGGCTGTATTAATAGCACTCGATGGAATGCTGATAGTTGCGTTAGTTGCTAAGGTTAATTGCCCTTGAGCATTGACTGTAAATGTAGGTACTGCACTGGCAGAGCCGTAAGATGCTGCTGTAACTGCTGTGTTACTTAATGCTACCGTTACTGCCGCAGAGCCATTGTAGCTTGTACCTGATAGTCCGGTGCCTATTGTTAGTGCAAAAGGGTTGATTGCCGTCACGGTGGTTGTCCCACCGAGGCTTACCAAATTACCATTGATTGTTAAAGAGCTGTTTGCTAACTGTGCGTTTGATACTGTCCCTGACAAGTTTGTTGTCGGAACTGTTGGGCTTACTGTTATTACACCATTACCATTGGCATACACGTAACCAGTGTATGATGCTAATATAACACCATCAGTAGCTGTTAATGAGGTAAATGCTCCCGTGGATGATGTAACATTACCCACTGGTGTATTGTTCAAGCTATCGAGGGTAAGCGCTACCCCTTGAATAGTACCACCTGTAATTGCGACCGCGTTAGCATTTTGAGTGGACATAGTGCCCAACCCAGTGATTGCTGTGTTTGGTATGGTAGTTGACGCTGTGAAGGGTCCGGTACCATTTCCAATCAAATACCCTGTTAAACTGACTGCACCAGAGCCCCCTGAAGCGACGTTTAGTGTGCCACCAAGGGTAAGTGTACCAGCAACCGTAATTGGGCCGCCTGTTAAAGATAGTCCTGTAGTTCCACCTGAACCATCTATACTTGTTACTGTTCCAGTGCCCGGTAAGTAAACCCACTGTGTATTAAAATCAGCACTATTTATTTTAGCTAGTACTTGATTAGTATTCCCGCCTACAGGTACTCCGGGTCCTGTTGCCCCTGTAGTACCCGTTGGACCTTGTGCGCCTGTAGCGCCTGCAGGAATAGTGAAGTTAAATACTGCATCACTTGTTGTGCCTGAGTTATTTACAGAGGCATAACTTCCCGGTGCGCCTGTGTTTGTAACACCTACATCTACTGTAGCCGCGGCTCCCGGAGTTCCTGGAGTTCCTGCTGGGCCTGTCGCACCTGTTGCACCTGTCGCACCCGTTGGTCCCTGAGAGCCTGTTGGCCCTACTACGTTACCCGCGTCTGTCGTATATCCTAGTGAGTTGGTCAGTATTAAGTGACCAGACCCGTTAATTGTTGCACTTACATATCCCGGAATTGGTCCCACTGATGATGTTGTACCATCACTATAGTGGAATATTAAATTGCTATTACTATCAAAAGTAACACTCGTAATCAGCTTACCCGGAGAGATAGCATTAGCCACTTGGCTTACTTGTGTCTGCTTGGTTACTCCTCGTTGTACAACTACTGTAAGCTCTTCACCTGTGATGGTTGTGGCTATGGGTAGTTGTGATATGGGTTGATCCATGAGTTATCTTTATAGGTAGTTAAAAGCTTTAGATCCAGTGCCTAACCCATAAGGATTTGTCACTACTACATCAACCGCGCCAATTGCATGAGCAGGGGTTGTTACTACAATATTTCTATCATCTAGTACAATCATGGTTGTCACAGAAGCTCCTCCAAAAGAAACTCCCATGGCATACGTAAAGTTCAACCCTTGTACTGTTACAATCGTACCGCCATTATGTGTTGCCACATTAGGATTAACCCCTAATACTGTAGGGGGTAATCCTTCAACTGGCGCAGGCGGTGGTACAGGGGGCGTATAAGTATTACCAAACTCCGCTACTGGACCTATAGTTAAATTACCCTGTGCTCCTGAATATGGAGGAGTTCCCTCAATAAACATAGCATTATAATCTTGTGTCTGTACCTGTGCTGTGTCCACAGCTACAGAAACATCTGGCCTTGGAAATCTTAGTGCAATGTTCTCTGTCTGGATCGCTGGAAGTCTCCAAGGATCAAAATCATCTAAATCATCTTTACATACTCGCATGCCCGGAAAGTTCGGGTCTGGCATTAAATCAACATACGGGAACTTCCTACTGCAACGATCACAGATCGCTACAGATAGGACAGAATTACCCAGCGTGTCAAGATAAACCGGCATTAAGCAGTTTGGCCATCATTCTTAATTAACTTACCAATTACAATAACTCCAGCGGCAACAGCTCCTGTGCTAGTATTTAATAACCATTGAATATCTGTTTTACTTGCATATACAAACGGATCCGTTGGTCTAGTAATAGTATAAATAGCCACAAATGGTTGTTGTAATACAACTAATTTAACACCATTTGTATTATTAATTGTTTGAACTTTGTACGTTAAAATCGTAGTACTTGTGTAACTATTTGATGAATTAACTTCTACTTGATCTAAAAATAATGTGTATCCGTTAGGTACTGTGTAAATAGTACTTTGTGACTTACCAATACCCGCATTAATTTGAGATAGGGTGTTGGATGTTTGTTTAAGTGTAATTACTCCGACGTTAGTATTTTGACTTGTACCCGGAGATACTAATACCATACTATTAATACGGAAGTAACTATTAACTGTTGTTACGCCAGTTACACCATTTAAAAATAATGTCTCTGCAATTGGATTAAAGTTTGCATCTAGTCCATTAATTAATACAGAGGCAGATGTATTATCTGAGGCTGAAGTACTTACTAAAGTTAATGTAGTTGCTGATGTTGGATATACATAAGCCGCAGCATTTTCCCACACAGGAATAGCTGTTGTTGATACTGCTGCTTGGTACCCAAAAACATTGAATGTTTGGTGCCCCATAATTTGATTACGTGCAACTTGAAGATCAAATGGCTCGTAAGCACCTTGGACAGTGACAGAATGTGGGGGTGACGTTTGTTGTAAATTTGTTACCATAATTAATTTCCTTTAAGTTAGAAAGATGGGGATCGCTCCCCATCGATTAATTATGAGTTTGTTAGGCCAGAACCGTAAGCAACGATAGAACCATCTACATTACGTGCTGTGTAATGTGTATTAATTGTTCCTGCTAAAGTTCCTGTGATTGATGTTCGGGCCCATGTAAATGTTAATGTTACATCATTTACACCTACGTTAGCTAATAGTGCCGCAGCCGCTGTTGTTGCTGCTGGAACCCAAGTAATTACACCCCCGTTTGTTGCTGTAGCTGTAATTGTTCCAATAGTAGTGGCACCAATGGTTACAGTGATTACACCACCAACTAATGCTGAAGGTGCCGTTGTTTCATATAAATCCATGCCTGAAATAATTGATCCCGCTGGAATTACAACATCATCTAATGTTGTTGCTTGTGATCCAACACCGTATGTTGTAATTTGTGCTGCTGCGGCAACGTTTGAAAATGTAACTTGTTGTGCTAGACGAGCTGCACCTGTGTTGTCTGGAGAGATAACACCGTTGTTTGTTGGGTTGTTGCGTTTGAATACGCGAATTGGTGTGGTAAATGTTGATGACATGATAGTTCCTTATCTTAGTGGTTATCTCAAGCTGTCTCTAAGTCGTTAAACCGGGAAGTACGGCCAGCAGAATGAGATGATTCTTCCTAAATATACTAATACATATAAGCAGGAATTATCGCCCTATAAGGTATGTTTATTTGACTTTTTTAGATTGTCTACTGCGGGGATGACACGAAGGTTATCTGGCACATGAAGTCCAGATACAAATTTACCTTGGAGGGGAATAATATGGTCTATATGGTACTCAACACCTGACTCTCTTTGAATCATTGCCGCCACGGAATATAATGCCTGCATATGCTCTATGTCATCGGCTGTAAGCCATTTTGGGGTTCTATTTAATTTGGCTGATCTACGTTTTGCTGATAATGCAGCTTTGACATCTTTGTTTTTTGAATTCCATTCTCTATTTCTTGCATTATGGTTTTCTAAATCTTTATCTCTATTTTTTCTATGGATTTCATATCTTTTTTCTGGATTATCTAATGACCATTGACGAGCACGCTCCTTGGTAAGCTCTTTATTTCGCTCATACCATTCTTTTGCTAATCTTTTTTGATTTTCTATATCTTTAGCCATATATAATATTATACTCGCCTAAATGTAAAAAAGCTACCTTTTTTAAGGGTAGCTTTTTTATTTCTTACAGGATACTAAAGTCCAGCAGTGCCGTAAATATTCCGGGCATCATGCCAACCAGTACTATAACGCTCAGTTGCTTTATAGCGCATTGAGTCAGTTTCAAAGTCTCCCTCGACAGATTTTTCCATTGGACGACGCATAACTAGCATTAAGCCATTTTCTGCATCTGTTTGGATCCACCAAGCTTTAGAAGAACTCAAACGAGTAACTACATGAGCACCTTTTGGTAACATACCTGTTGATTTGATAGGGTTCAAATCATTATCAGCAGTACCTGAACGCAACACAGATTTCAAGATAACTTCAGCTTGGAATTCTAGTGCTGGTGGAACTACTAATTGTTCTGCTTTAAGACGAATACGTTTACCGTTGTTGTCTACTGCAGAGCGGATTTGAATCAATAACTGCTCAACTGATGTTTGTGACAATGAAGCTGCAGTGCTTAACTGATTACTGAATGTTCCACCGTTTGCAATTGGGTGAGCTGAGTTGATTAGCGTAACGCCATCACCACCAGTGTAGCCACTTGTAAAGGCAAAGTTCAATAAGTTAGCACATAAAGTTTCTTTTGTTTCAATCATAGATTGAGC